CGTCCGACAGAGCAGGGAGATCTTCGTTCATCATCTTGCTCATCTTCTCTACGATGTCCTGCATAGTGTCAACCATATCGCGAGCTGCCATCACTGCCTTCGCAACGTCGAACTCGCCTTCGTTAAGCCTGGATATGTTGCCAGCTAGTACCGACCTCAACACATCCATCGCTTCTTCGACTGACTTCTTCTTAGCCATGTTAGTAGCTGTGCCCCACATGACATCTGCTGCGTCTTTCTTGTAACGGTTCTTGAAGCCTTTCATCACTTCTGGCTTCTTCATGCTCTTCACATATTTCTCACGCTTCGACTTCTCGCCTTTGGAAAGTTCTCGTTCGCTCATCTGTACTGCCTTCATTCTCTTGCGTTCCTCTGCTTCGCTATGGAAACGCTCATCGATTAGCGATTCCAGTACTCTGGAAACAAGTAATGCTTCCATGTATTGAGGGTTCTTCTCAGCAAAATGTCCCTTACTGCTTTCCTTAATACCTTTCAGTTTAGTCTTCATATCTGACAGCACGCTGTGAGCATGCGGCGTCGACATCTCTGATAGGTTAAGGCTCCAGTTGTATACTTTACCTAGTTCCTGGTTCAAAGACTCACTAGTGAGCTTGCTGTTAAATTCGGTGACGAACATAATCTAAATCCTCGTTTGTGTTATTTATTGAAGTTGTAGGGATTTTTCTATGCTCTGGATCTGCTGTCTCACGCTTTCTAGTATCTGTTTTGCCCTGCTCAATCTTGCGATATATATGGATTCCAGCGTTCCTTCCGTCTCTTTCTTGAGCAATCTATTATAGAGATGCTGATCCTGCGACGCTATCTCCATCTGATTATCCAAATATTTCAAGTTGTTTACTGCTCCGTTATTCTTCTTGCTAAGCAACACTGCGCTCAGCACTGCATACTTCCTGCTGAAGAACTGCTGCTTGATGAATCCTAGATTATCGAGCACTTGCCATCCATCTTCGATAGGCTGGACGACGTAATCGTTGACCTTGAATCCATGACCTTGGGTGCGGATGAGCAGATCCTGCTCACCTACTTGTTCTTGTACAAAGCTCTTGATCTTATTGAAATCGGGTTTTTTGCTCATTCTCATAGTATATGCTATTTTCCTATGCTGAGCAAATTATAATCACACGCCGTGTTTGGCTATGTAGAGTACGAGTCCTAATAGAGTTGTCAATAGTGTGCCAATGATGCCGATACCGATGCCAATGAGTTTCTTGTAAGCCTGTGTTTCTTTTTCTGTGAGCATAGATTTAATCTCTTTCAAGACCTTCTCCACGCCCGTGAGCCTTTCATCTAAATTTTCCATTCTTTCTGCCATACGATCATAACGCTCAGCACAGAGCTCGACGTGCGCCTCCAGGCTCTCTTTCTCGATGTTAGTGGTAGCCATTATCCTGTCCTTACGCTATGAACATTTATTTACCTGGGAGAATCCATAACAAAATAGGTGTTTTTTGTGTCGCCGCTGGCAATGATGCATGCAGGATCGAGGTTTGCGGTCTCGGTCAACCCTGTGCTTAGCGGAACCATGCTGCTATCCTCAAACAGCAGCGCGACAGGATCTGCACCTTTGCGAAATACATCCTTAGATTCTACACCGAATCTCAGTTGCCATACACGCTGATCACCTTCGTGCTGTGTGCCGAAATCGTGGTGTGTCATCATATCAGATGTTGCCTCTCCCAGCATGACTGGCAGTGATCGCATGCTTATAACCTGTAGCATCGTATCCCAATTTCTCTGTTGGTTACGCTTCATCTCCCATTCCTGTTCGTTCATAGAATGGTCTTTGTTATGCACCGCATCTGTGCGAGTGATATCGAAGAGTGTGTAACAGGTATAGAAGTCTAATTGCATGACGGGTTACTTATAGTCCACTAAGCCTAAGAAAGGCAAATCAGGATTCACGAGAGGATCACACTGCTGCAAGTATCTCGTCCATACTATAGCATCACGTTGCTCCTTGAATACTAAGCAATCTATGCTTGTGTATCCTAATTCTCTCGCAGATTGCAATCTATTATTACCGCCCTTGACCAGTATCAGCTTACCATCGACAGGATTAGGAGGAGGCAGCATCTTGAGGTATTCCTCGTTGGTAATGCGAACGAACTTTGACCAGAAAGATTCCTCTTCTTCCCAACACAGCAGGGGATAATGCAATCCATCTGCTTTCATGCTGGGAGTAGTCTTCCAATGATATCTGACGTCAGGATGTACCGAAGTCAAGGTCAGGTGATCTAATTGATGCGACACTATATCCGGATGCCGCCATTTGCTTGAACAATGCATATCATTATATAGCCACAAAAAAAGGCACCTAGGAAAGATGCCTTCTTTGTATTATAGCGTCTGCTATTATGTGGACAGCTTCATACCTGCGTCAGTTACTGTTGTAGCTGAGCAATCGACGCCGTTTACTGTAGCAACTGCACGGATCGCAGTCTGTAGCAGAGCTGCAGTCCAACCACCAGCAGTGCCTTCTAGGCAATAGCTGATCACGCCAGTCGCATCATACTGCATGAACAGGATGTTCGCGCCGTAGTTATAGCTGCTGCTACCGTTAGTGATGATCTGGTTGATCAGATCGATTGCCTCGTCAGCACCATATTCTGCGCTGATATCAACTGGATCGCCCGATACGCTCTTTACTGCTACACGGAAGAACTTAGGAGTCTTTCCGTTGAAGTTTTCTGGGGTTGCGATGGTGTTAATTACTACACCGCTAGTTCTTGCAATACTTGCCATGTTATCTCTCCAAATGTGTGTTTACACTGTACTTATTTATACCGCCCACAAAAAAAGGACACCGGAGCGTCCTTTTTCGCCTAATACCGTTTGTATTAGGAAAGTGCTAGCTTGAAGCCAACATCAGTAACAGTTGTTCCTGATACGTCGATGCTGTTGATAGTGCCGTATGCACGGATTGCGTTACGAAGTGCTGTTGCAGTCCAGCTAGTTGCACCTTCTAGGCAGAGGCTGATCTGACCAGTTGCATTCTGCTGAATTATCAGGATGCTTGCACCGTAGTTATAGCTGCTATCACCAGTAGTGATGATCTGAGTTAGAGTGTCGACTAGCTCTTCTGCTAGGTCTTCGCCTGAGATGCTCTGTGCTGCATCGCAGTTGTTCTTGATCACGATAGCGAGGAAGGTAAGGTCCTTACCGATGAATTCTGATGCTGTCGTGCTAGTAAATGTACTACCGCTAGTTCTTGCAATACTTGCCATTTTAGTTTCTCCAAAATAATACGCTTGTTGCGCTGTAGATATTTATGTCGGAGAAAGAATATTAGTGGCCTAACACGGATTGTATAGCACCATGGATAGCAGGTGTCGCTGGCTTTCCTGAGGTAGAATCTCTCCATTCAGCACCGTTCCATACGTATTCTACCCCACCGACCGAGGTAGTCGAACCACCAGCGGGCTTGGATTTAGGCGCAGGCGGAGCAACTGCGGCAGGGTTGGGCTGTGGAGGCGGAGGGCTTACCTTCCGTCTGATGTATTCTGTCGCTGCGTTCTTAAACAGATTTCCCCTCGAAGCTAGATTCGCAAGATCCTCATGTGGGATCCGCAGTTCGTGGGCTAGATAGTCTATCTGAGAATTATATTTGTTGTAGTTTGGGCCAGTCTGCAGTACAGGTTCTCTACCTGCCCAACCCATCTCTAGGTCTTTATGAAGCTGAGATATCCTAGTCTGCATCGCATTGCGCTCGCGGCCTGCGGCTGTGAACCTATCAAACAGTCCTTCCTGTAATTCATTTATTTTCATTGGTAATCTTCCTAAGTCCACGAGCAAACTTGGCTGCATCCTGACCGCGTATGCTATTTAATAGTCTTCTTTCTAGATCATCTGCTTGTGCAGGATCATAAGTCTCCCGTATTATGCTAATCAGATTGATCGCACTATTGATGATGTGATTAGCACGACTCTCTATCACTAGATGGCTATCACGGCCTGGACTAATGTTAGTGATCTCATCTAATATGCTTCGTGTCTGTTTACGCAATAGCGGAGTCTCCCGTATTATTTATAGAGTCCTCGACCCTGTCGTCAGCTTTCTCATAAAATTAAGTTGGGTATCAGCCAGTCTGCTTGATCTGAGCTAGCATCTGTTTCAGCTTGCTGCTATTGACGTCTACCTTCACATTGCCTGCTAATGGAGGTGCTTCTACCTGTGCTGTGACTGTGCTCTGTCTCTTGAGATTGCTAAAGATAGCACTGGCCTTAGGCCCGTTGTTCTCATTCTCTTCCCCGCCACTGTCAGTTATACGCATGGTATCAATGTTATAGTCTAATTCTACCTTCTGACCAACACCAGTCGAACTACGGGATTTCATGCACTGGATCTGATAGCGTCCTCGCTCCTTCATAGCCCTCGACGTGAAGATACCAAACACGTTATCTGCTGTGTTGATCTTTGAGATACCGCCCGAGATATGAGAATGATCAAACTCTACTTCTTCTACTGCGCTACGATTCAACTGCGATGCAGTGACCATCAACACCTTGAGCTCCTTAGCTAGGTTACGCAATTCTTCGGAGACATACTTGTCCTTCACGAACAGATCGTTGGGACTGACCTTAGCACTGACCGGCATCAACAAGTCTAAGTAATCTATCATCATGAAGTCGATCTTGATTCCGGACTTGATCTGATATTCTTTTACGAAGCTGCGTATGTCGTTGATGTTGCTCTGTGCTGGCAGTGCCTTGACCTGATACGTTCCTGCTTTCTTTCCAACCATCCTAATCTTGAGAGCAGCAGACCCCTTGTCGGATCGTATCTCCTTAGTGCTCATGTTGGTCAGCATGGCTGCAGTACGCAAGCCTGTCAGCTCCTCGCTGAGTTCTAACGTGATGTAAACACCATTCAACCCTTGCTGGACCCAGTTGAGCGCAATGTTCATCATCACCAACGACTTACCAGATCCAGAGCCACCTGCGAAGATGTTCAATTCACCGCGACTGAATCCGCCATACAGAAGTCTATCTACCTGCGGCCACCCAGTGCTGACCTGACCTCCACTATCGAAATAACGGGACATCATCGCTTCTGGATCTTCCCAGAAGTCCATGCCTAGATCCTTCGTCAGGCTGATCTGCACAGCGTCCTTGATCAGTTTTTCCACTGGATCAAACTCGCCCTTCTCCAGCAGATCTGCCGCCTTCAAGATCGCACGTTCCAGCTCCTTCTGCTTGGTAAAGACTTCAAACTCATCCATGAACCAGTTGGTGTGATCTTCTGTCACGCCCGGCACTGGTTGTAGGTCTACGCGAGCGACTGCATTGATCTGCTCCAGCGTAGGCATAGTGCTGTACTTCTGCCCATGCTCCATTATGAACTCTGCTGCCGCTTTCAAGCTGCGATCAAAGTTATCTGGATTGTAGATGTTCTGAACACGCACATAACACTGAGGATCGCTCAGCATCATTTCCAAGAAGAACTTCTGTATACCTGCGTCGAATGTCTTTGCCATGCTTTATTATATGTTATCCCGTGCTAGAAGTCATTATATATCAACTGATCCAACGACGGCTCTGCAGCTGGATCTTGAGGCGGCTGTGTTCGACCGTGCGCATGATGCTCTGCATAGTGAATAACTGCCCATAACGAGCTACAGCATCCGAACAGTCCTTCACGCCAGTCTCCCAATCCGGAAATGCAACGCTCCACCCATACTCCAATGCTGTAGACACCATCTTCATGCCGGCGGCATCGCGATCAGGAACGACAATGATGTCCTTGTCAAGGCTCTCGATACAAAGCGCCTGCGTCTCGTTGATCTCGTTGTTACACACTGCGATGCCATCGACTGCAACAGCATCCAGCAAGCCCTCAACCACGATGCAGAACTTGGCATCGCGCTGCTGACGATCATAACCGTAGATCATGTTAGCAGGATAGTTGCTGAGATACTTGACACGCTTAGCGCCTTCGGTGAACAAGCGTCCGCTATATCCCATCTGCTTGTTTAGCCAAGTGAAAGGAACCAACACACGGTTTCGCAGTGCTTCGTCGTCTGTCCAATGGAACAGATCTAACCTGTCTCCTAATCCTCTACCGTCGAGATATTGGATAGCGGCTTCTAACCTGTCGTAGTTCTCTTCGGTGATGTGACCGTCAGCTAACCAACTCATGATGGATCTACCAGGGCACGGTTCCCTAGCTTCGAACATGGGCAGTTCCTTGAGCACTGCCCTCTTGGTCTCTAGACTAGTATCTACATGTGCTAGGGCGAACAGGCTGAGACGACGAACTTCGTCGTCACTGATGCCTAGCCATCCCATGAGCTTACGCATCTTGAAGTTGATACGTCTGCCCTGTTGCCAGCTGGCTGTGAACCCACAATTAAAGCAGTGATATGATATGCCAGATTCGGGAGTAGGCAGCAGCCCACCTCGGCCGCGATCATCTTGCCGCTGACCATTATGATGGCAACAGACCGCATTGAAGCTGATCCATCCTGTAGGGGTAGACTTCTTCTTCCAAGGCAAGTGTGCCATGACTGTAACGGTGATCTCGCTCATGATGTATTATAACATCAATAAGCTGTTTGTCAACCTCGCTCGTCAGGTTGCCAAGTGAGGGTGATCTCTTCCCAATAATACGGGTTTCCGTCTGACGGATACGGTATGGGAGACTCCCATATGTAAGTGTCTGTGTTTAAGATCCAGCTTGGAAACGGTTGCGGAGCACTAAACGCATCCGCTTCGGGATGATAGATGCATCCTGGTGAAGCATAATTCATGCGCAGGGGCGTACCGCCATCAGGCAATCCATCCTGTCCGTAATGCACGCCACCGTAGGTGTTGTAGCTGGTCTGTATCCAATCGGAAGGATCTCCCCACAGTCCAGTAGCAAGCATCTCTGGTTCAACAATCATGCCGTCGATCACTAAGTTATCCGAATTGACTTTAACAAAAATAGCCATGTCTTACCTCATGCATAGAATATGATCACGAGTCC